ATAGATTTTGAACCAGCAGAATATCGAAAAACACAATATACATTTGTATCTTATGGTACAGGAACATTTCATGCTTTCACTGGAGATAATCATGATGTAGTTACTAACACTGGTGATGAGGAATTACTTGATTTTAGAAAATTTGTTAACAGTTCTGTGGTGATTAAGGCAACTGGAAACTATCGAATTATATCATTTAATTCGTGGAGGAAAACAGATGTTTGGAAGGGAAGATTACTAGAGCAGAACGAGACTCAGATTTCTTCAAAACATCAAACTTCTGTAATAGTTTGTTTTAAAGGAACATTTGTAATTAGTGGTAAAGAAGTTCCTGAATTAGCATACGTTGAATTGAAACCAAACAAGATATATAATATAGACTCTAGTAATTCTTTTGTTGGTATCTTTGAGGAGGGTTATGCGTGAATTAAGTCGTGATGAATTGATTTTAATAAGGGGAGCATTATATACAAAAAGAATGTATCGAGGTATGAAACACATACCACATGGAGCAATAATTTGGGAGGATTGGATGGAAGATACTTTAGAATGGGTTAATCGAGAGATACGAGATAAATATCCCGACATACCTGATTGGAAGTAATGAAACAACTCGTAATATGCAATGGTTTTCCTAGATCAGGAACAACTTCTTTATGGAGAACATTAAAAGATAATCACATTATAGATGGGCCGAATGAAAAGGAAATACATTATCTGTCGATGCTTCATAATGACTTTGATATAATGTACCCACTAAACTTGTTAGAACCTCATAGAAAATATGTGGCACTTGGAAATAAAAGAGCAGGATTGACATATCCATATAATCTCGATAATTACATAGCATTTCTTAATTCATTCTCAAATCCTAGTGATTTTAGTCAAAGTTATAATCTCTTACCAGAGGATTTTTTGTGTGATGTTAAAAATAAATTACAAAACTATTTTAAACTTAAGGTATTACTTATTTTTAGAGAACCTGTAAGCAGATTAATTTCACAAATTGGCATGATTCAATATAATGCTAGATTTTTTGGAGTAGAGATAAAAAATGATAGAGATTTATTCATGGAATATATTAATAATCCTAAAGTACAATCTTTGTACAAGGATGTTCACGATAAGTATGTAAGAGTTTTTGGAGATGTGATGTGTTTAACCACTGAGCATTTTTTTATAAATCGAGAGAAACAAGATGAATTAGCAAAATTTCTAGGAGTACCAATGATTTGGCATATTTCTAAACCACAAAACGTGGGAAACTATAAGGTAGAATTATCCCATGATGATTTAGAACTGGCAAAATTAAAATTAAAAGACTCAATAGATTTTTATGCAACGCTAATATCATAAATAACTAAAAATCTTATTATAAATGGCTGATATAAGAAAGACGTTTAATTTCAGAGATGGAGTACAGGTAGACGATGAGGTTCTAGTTGTTAGAGGGAATCGTGTCGGGTTAGGAACCACAAATCCAGATCAATTATTAGACGTAAGAGGAAATACAAATATCACAGGTATCACTTCAACAGCGTTGTTTAACGTAACTGGGGTTGGTACGTTTGGCGGTGTAAAAGTTGGTTCAAATATAACTCTAGATTCTTCAAGTGGTGTTGTGACTGCGACATCTTATAAGGGGGATGGTTCTACATTATCTAATCTTCCCACTTCTCAATGGACAGATGTTAATCCTGGCTCAGGTGTCACACCAATATATGTTGACGGTTCCGTTGGTGTAGGAACTACAAATCCAGCAAATCCATTCCAAGTTGGTGGTAATCCAAATGATGGTATAGGGGTTGGGTTCAGTACATCAGGAAATATAAAAGCATCAGGTATCATAACTGCTTCGAGTTTTGTTGGTAACTTAACTGGTAATGTTGTAGGTAATGTAACTGGAAACTTAACTGGTAACGCAGATACAGCAACACTGGCGAACACAGCAACACTAGCGACCAACGCACAGGGTCTTACAGGAAGTCCGAGCATCAGTGTAAATAATATCACTTCTTCAGGTAATATTAGTGTAAATAATATCACCTCTTCAGGTAACATTGATGTCACAGGTAGTGTCAATTCTTCAGGTATAGGTACGTTCCCAACTTTGGTGACAACTGATTTAAACACAGTCACCTTAAAAGGATTTAACTCACTGCGAGCCCCACATGGAACTACGACCACCATTGCTGTAACAGTTGCAGCAAAAACAGCAGCACACAGATACAACGGTTCAGGAAGTAGTAATGGATTTAAGTTGGATGGAGTTGAAGCACCATATCTAACTTTAACACCCGGCCGTACTTATCGTTTTGATGTATCTGATGGGACAAATGCAGGACATCCATTAAAATTTTATTATGACGTAGATAAAACAACACCATACACTACAGGTGTCACAGTATCAGGTGTCTCAGGAGCAACAGGGAGTTATGTTGATCTGTTAGTTACAGATACCACACCAAGTGTTTTACATTATCAATGTCAAACTCATGCTAAGATGGGTAACTCAGTTCAAACTGGGTCAAATATTTTAGATACTGATTATAATTCTACAGTCAGGGGTACGATAACAGCTACGAGTTTTGTAGGGCCTCTTACAGGAAATGTATCTGGTAATATTACTGGAACTGCTGGAACATTTACCACTCTAGATGTAAATGGAGATATTGATATTGATGGACACACAGAACTTGATGCTCTTAATGTCTCAGGTGTCACTACATCTACGAGTTTTATAGGCCCACTTACAGGAAATGTAACTGGTAATTTGACAGGAGCATTAAATTCAGTCGGCATATCAACAATCGGTAGATTTATTTCTACTGATATTTCAATTTTGGGTGTGTCAACATTTACTGGTAACATTGATGCAAATGGAGATTTAGATGTAGATGGACATACAGAGTTAGATCAATTAAATGTATCTGGTATTGGAACACTTACGAGATCATTTGCCACTGATCTATCAGTATCAGGAATATCCACTCTTACAGGAAATCTTATTGCAAACGGAAATATTGATTTAGCAGGTAACTTAGATGTAGATGGTACAACTGAACTTGATGATGTAAATGTATCAGCTGGTGCAACCTTTGGAGGAAATATTGATGCTAATGGTAATCTTGATGTAGCAGGTTCTTCAACATTTACTGGTGCTATTGATGCCAACGGTGGTGCAAGTATTGATAATATTCAGATTGGTGTATCAGGTAACAATGAGATTGACACATCATCAGGAAACTTAACAATAGATTCTGATGGTGGTTTAACAACCATTGATGATAATTTAAAAATATCAGGTTCCACTACAGCTGGTATAGTGACAGCTACGAGTTTAGGTATAGGAATTGACTCAGCAAACGCTGACATTCAAATACATAAAGCATCTGGTTCATCATCTATTGTAATTGGTAGAAATACATCAGTAGGTGCGAATAATGCACAATTAAGATTCGGCAACACAGCAGGGTCTTTCCCATATAGTGATTCAGCTGCTCTAGATTTAATTAACTATGGAACTGGTAATTTTAATTACTATATTCAATCTGGTAACGGTAGTTTCCACTGGCTTAAAGGTGCGAATAATTCGAGATTAATGAGTCTCACTAACTCAGGTAATTTAGGTATAGGTAAAACAGATGCAAGCGATAAACTTCATGTCGAGGGTAATGTTGCAATTACTGGTGTATGTACAGCAAATTCATTTGTCGCTGGAAGTTTAACAGGAAACCTTACAGGAAACGTAATTGGTAATATAAATGCGACAGGAAATGGTCTTGTATTAGGTAATTCAAATGTTACAACTGGTGTTTCAACCTTTGCAGGGATTAATGTCACTACAAGTGCGATTTTACCCGCCACAGGAGTTGGAATAGGAACTACAACCAGTGGAAAGACATTTAGTATCAATACACTCGCACAAGATCGTTTCTTCGTTGCCACAAATGGTAGTGTTGGTATCAAAACTACAGATACAGCACCAAATGTTGAACTAGATGTTTATGGCGATATTAAATCTCACTCAGTTGCGATAGGAGATACGGCTCGATCAGCGATTGACTTCTCAGCGGCTGTATCAGTCGAGGGTGCAAATAGAGACTTACTTGCATATATGATAATCCCAAGATTAACTACTACTCAAAGAAATGCTCTTAGGGATGCACATAATCAGGGGTCATCAATACTTAATGGTGCAATGATTTATAATACTACTGACAATGAGTTTCAAGTTAGAAAAGGTGGAGCATGGGTTAACTTATCCACTTCCTAGACATTTTTAAAATTATACATACCTTTGGTATGGTTGTCGAGGAGGCTATAAGTCAATAAAGAACCAGTCAACAAACTGTCACATTAGACCCCACATGGGGTCTTTTTTTGTTATACTAGGTGTATCTAAGATTTATTTGATGCAACTAAGACCCCACCAAGAGAAAGCAATTCAAGCAATGTCAAGACACGACAAAGGACAAGTGATTGTTCCTACTGGTGGTGGCAAGACCATTTGTATGATACAGGATGCCATTGAGCAATTCAAGAGTGACAGACTCAAAACTATTGTAGTAGTTGCACCTCGTATTCTATTGGCAAATCAGTTATGTGAAGAGTTCCTTGAGTTCATTGATGACGTAGATGTGCTTCATGTTCATAGTGGAGAGACACATCATGATAGTACAACTAATTCTCAAGTGATTGAGGAGTGGTATTGGGCAAGTAAAAAACATCAACTTATATTCACTACTTATCATTCTCTACACAAGATACAGGATGCAACTGCAATGTTGCCTGATACTGTATATTTTGATGAAGCACACAACGCAGTTCAAAAGAACTTTATTGAAGCAGTTGAGCATCATTCAATGTATGTGGTTCGTAATTTTTTCTTTACAGCAACACCAAAACATTCTTTCACACCTTTCAAAACTGGTATGAATGACACAGATATATTTGGTGGTGTCATTTGTAATGTTGGAGCCCCTAAGTTAGTCAAGCAGGGATATATTCTACCACCTAAAGTTAAGATCAAGAAGTTTAATATCCTTGAGGACAAGCAAGAGGTTGCTGAGAGAGACTCAGAGCATTTACTTGAGACACTTGATGACAATGACATTAACAAGAGTTTGATTTGTGCAAGATCAACAAAGCAAATTGTTCGCTTATTTTCAGAGTCAAACTTTATCATGGAACTTGAGAATCGTGGATACTCATGGATGTTTATTACAGCAAAGACAGGTGGTGTTATCAATGGTAAGAAAGTTGACAGAGAAACATTTTTCAATACTCTCAACAGTTGGGGTCAAGACCCATACCGTAGATTTGTAGTTGCACATCATAGCATACTTTCAGAGGGTATCAATGTCAAGGGTCTTGAAGCGGTCTTATTCATGAGAAAGATGGACTTCATAGGTATTAGTCAATCCATTGGTCGGGTTATTCGCAAGGGCGATGCTTCAAAGACATTCGGATTGATTTGTGTTCCTGTCTATGATAAGGTCGGTATCAGCACATCTAAAAGTGTTCAAGCAGTAGTCGATACTGTATTCAAGAAAGGTAAACCAGCCATCTCAGTAGTCAGATCATAAACTGTCATACTAGGGTGGCAAAGTATAAATTTTATGCTAATATAATAATATAGTTACAAACATTATGAACCATTTAGTTGAACTTTATGTAGCAGGCCGTGTGTTCAAAGAACAGGTCTATGCCAGAAACTATGCTGAAGCAAAACAGGTTGCACTTGCAAGAAATCCTAACGCAAGAGTCGTAAGTGTAACTGCTGTTCTATAAATAATCCAAATTCCATAGTCTCATGAAAGATCAAGCATCAGTAGGGAGCGAATCCCCAGACATTAAGTATGATAGAGCATTATCTCTATTTACAGAGTCAGTAATGAAACCCGATCATGATTTGCGTGGCTGCGCACATAATCAGGGATGTTATGATGAGTTGATGGAGATAAGGGCTCATGTATTGGAGTATCTTAAGACTCTTAAAGAAGTCACACATCATACAAATGCTGACGAAAGTGATGAGATTGAAACAGCAAAACTAAATGTTTTAAAGGAGTGGGGAAAAGAATTTAAAGAAAGTAACACAACAACCATTTTTACATAATGAAAGAATTTGATTATGAACTTGATTACAAGAACATTGATTTTAAAGATCAGAGAAATCGTAAACTTTATCGTATTGGAAGGGGAGAGCAAGGAGTTCTATTGGTTCGCCCTTATACTAACGATATTTGTAATTATTGGAGATTTAAGACCCCTGACGAGGCCGTAAAATCATCTAATAAAATATTTGCAATGTATCTTGACTATCGTGATGAGAAAGACTTTATCGGTATGGATATGTGTCGTAAGTTTTTAGAAATGGGATTTACGAGAGCAAGACGATATGCAAATCATAACTCAGGAAGAAAGTATAAGAAAGGTACGAGAGATATATTACCACAGGAAAGTGACCACGCAACCAGTAAATATGCTCATTCCGCAACAATTTTCAAGAGAGTACGAGATATTGTGGCGAGAAACGATATATATGTTAAAATGAGAAAAGAGTGGAGAGCATCCGAATGATTAGTCCTTTTAGTGTGGTTAAAAACACTAGAGAGAGTTACAGTATTTTTCATCGAGAAACTTATACTGAAGTCGAGGTTCAATTTGAGGATGAAAAACCTACATGGATACCACTTGAAACTCTATTGGCAATACAAAAGTACTTGTCAAATAAATAGTATTGTATCAGGAGGAGACAACTATGAAAACCATAGAAGATCACATCCAAAGAGATAAGGATTTGTTAACAGACCCTACTATCTCATCAGCAGCTAGGAGACATTATAAAGAAGAGTTGCATGAACTTGAAGTTTATGTAGATCATCATCATGACGAGATCGAAGCAGGAGATCATCATGACCCGAATGTCTTGGAACTGTTTTGTGAAATGCACCCCGATGAGCCAGAGTGTTTAGTATATGACTCT